AAATTTTTTTCAAGCAGAAGACGGCATACGAGATTACTACGCGTCTCGTGGGCTCGGAGATGTGTATAAGAGGTACCATTAATGCTGACAACAATGTATCCAAGAGGGTTTGTAGGAAGTGCTGCTGCGCTACCTGCTGCACCAATAGTGGTTGCAGTTGATCCACCTAATAATGGGTTTGTGCCATCAGAGCCAACGTAGGCTGTTCCAGCACTGATTTTTACATACTGTGGAACAATATACATTGTTGGCGTATTAACATCACCAGAACCTCCACCTGTTGGTTTTGGTTGTGATGTTTTAATGTCATACTTAAATAGCTCTGCTTTGAATACATCGACTGCCACACCCATGTAGCCGTAAGCTTTTTGCAACACATAAACCTCAAGACCTGCGCTGGTCTGCGTGTCTACTATGCGAACTTCGGAAATCGGTGGAGCGTTTCCAACTGTATGCCATGTAGCAGCAATCGGAGGAATTCCATTTCCAGCAGATCGTTTGTGGCAGATAATTACTGATCTACTATTCGCCTGTGTCGCTTCTCCAGTAGTTGTTGCATAACCACCTGCTCCAATAATTGTAATTACACAAGAACCTGCTGTCTCAAGACGTATATTCCCGATTTTAGTCCATGTGTCACTTCCGAATGAGGGGTTAATTTGTCTATATGTTTCATATTCTTTTACGAATTTAAATGTAGATATCTCTCGCCCAGATATAAGGGTGCTGCCAACTCTATATGGGTCAGTGGTTGTAAAGGTATTTAAAAATCCGTCATTTGCACCTCTGAGAACGTACTGTCTTAAAATCGTTAAATTTGTATTAGTCGCTACAAGTGGTGCAGAATTACCCTCACCGTAATAGTTTATAATAGTCCAGCTACCATCATTTATGTGACCAAGACTATCGTTAAACTCATAAATACAATCTAACATTGTGCTGTTACCACACCAATCGGCATCAAATACTTGAGTGTTCATCTGTGCATAAACTTTCTCTAGTGTAATTGTTGTGCTAGCCACCCAAGTACCGAGAGTAAATTTAAATACTAGATTGTTTCTTTCTGGAACAAATCCACTAATTTTAGTGTCAATTAAATCCTTAAAGCCAAAAACCACACCGCTAAAATTTCTAGCTGCACAGTTTGTTACAGAAAGGAATGTTCCATCTGTATGAGGGTTATCTATGAGAGTAATGTTAGCACCGTCGCTCTTATTACCAGTAGATCGGAAGTCCAAGAAAGCTAACCGAGTAACTTGACCAGAGCCAACAATGCCCGCACCAGTAATATAAACTACTACAGGGATTCGTCTAGGGTTGTTGGTAAATACGCCACGCATACTCACGGACTTCGTACCGTAATTTACGGAACTAAACTTAAATCCAGTTTTATCAAAAACAATAGTAGTTAACTCGTCTGCCATATCTACGGCTCTTTGCAAAATCGCTGTTTCATCAGAACCATCAAACTTTGCACCCAACCGACTTAGATAGATTTCCTTGTTTGTAATTACATCATTGAATTGTTGCTGTGTTAGTCCACTTGACTCAATAATTTGACTTGCGCTATTAACTTTCACCCATCCAGCCATATCTAAATTTGGATTGTTTGTATTATTGGGCAGTGTATTTTTTACAATATCACCATTATCAAGCATAATGCGCGCATTTTTAGGGTACACTATTTCAGGGTTGAAGTACCTTAAGTAATACTGTGTTTGTGCAGCAGCTACTTCTGCTGCATTAGCAGCCTCTTGAGCAGCTTCACTAGCCTCTTGTGCTTGTTGCAAAGCTTCTTGTAAACCATGTACTAATGGTAATACATCACCACGTAGTTTAATAAAACCATCACGTACCTCTTGCTGAGAGTGTACGATCTGTCGAAAATCTGCATCCACATTCTGGTCAATGAATAACGCACCAGCATCAAAGATGTACTTCATCTTATCAATATCTGTTTCGCGTTCAATACGAACCGTACCTTCTGGAATAGCAGGTTCAACTTTTAGAGTAACAGCATTAACTTGAGATACAGTGTACCCCAAGTCTTCGACTGCTACGTCATTAAGAAAGACATGTACAGCATCATACTTCTCATCATATTCAAAACTGATAGGGAAAGTATCTGTAGGTGTAGTCACCACTGTCTCTGTAAATGATCGTAGTGTATTCATAAATTATCAATCCTCAAAAGCTAGTGCCAAAGCATCTAACAATACTGCTGAGTTAGCAATACTATTTTTCTTTAGCGTAATTAAGTCTGGCTCTCCTGTAGCCAATTCACTCACAAAATTCCATGTCTTACCTAATGGGGCTAAAGCCGTTACTGAGCTTTGATCTACGCCCCCAATAAGCATCTCTAATGGGTAGTTCCAAGAACCTAAAGCACTCATAGTCTTGACTGTCATCTTAGCAAGGTCCTCATCAGGCTCTTTACCATTACGCACGTTAATCGCTGCACCTACTAGCATAGCTGCTGGCATTTGTGCTGCCATGAGTAAAGCCAGACCTACAGCACCATCACGATTTAATGTACGACGTAATACCTTTTGTTGCATAGCAAACGCATAACGCATGTATGGGAAGACAACCTTACCCATAGTACTATGTTCTAGGATACTAGGTATTTCACCCTTCTGGATGTTGAATGCTAGGTTATCAGACTCGTTGAAAATCTTCTGTTCAAGAGCAACACGAGTAGCGTTAGACCAAGAGTCGATATTACCACCCTTAGCTTTCCATTCAGTTTGGATAGCGTTAAGCAGTTCATCAGATACCTTCATCTTATTCTTCATGTACTTAATATCACGAGCATTACCATTAGCAACACCACGTAGTACATCACCATACACGCCCATTAACATACCAATCTGGAATCGTTTGAGATACTCAGATAAGTTTAGGAAACGTGTACTCTGGCTGTAGTACTGAGCAGCTTCATGGATACCGTTAGATACAGAATAACCATCAGAGTAGTGACTCATGAAGTTCTTCCAACGTGAAGGCGCAATAAGTTTACCTGTGAAGATGTCCTCCAACGTCTTAGCCTCAGTAGTACTAAACCCTTTCATACCTTTAACAGCAGTCTTTAGACCGCGATAGATATGTGGGAAGCTACGTACCACACCAGTCTTATAAATCTGAGTTGCTACGTCGATAATACCATATAGACCTGAGTTAGCCAGTAACATCATATCTGCTACTGCTTGAGATGTACGTAAAGCCTCTGGTGCAGCTTCTCCGATAGGACGACCTAGTAAGTCATCACGGACCGCTTGAAAGAACTTACGTGCTTTCTGTGGGTCTTGTCCTTTAGGTAGTTTATCTAAGTATGAAGTTAGTAGATTATCTAACTCTGCCTCAGACTTAATACCGTACTGTGCTAGACCGTTACGAGCAGCCATACGACGGGAATACTCCTCAAGATTACCAAAGGTGCTAGAATCTGTTAAGTCTTTCATACCGAATGTTTTACCAGTACTAGACTTATACGTCATACTCCAATCCCAATCCATACGCTTACGTAAGTTCTTAGGTTGACCCTGTGCATCTTTAGAAGCTTCAAACATACGGGCAGTTACGCCACTAGCATCTTTATTGCTTAAACCTGCACGAGTAAGTACGTCATGAATCTGCTCCTTAGTCATACCTGTGGTTGCTACCTCAGATAAGTTCCGAGCAGCGTCACGTTGCGTTTGTAAGAAGTGTTGTCCAATCTGTTTCTCAGTTAATTTGAAATTACCTTTAGGATTTAACAGTTCAGGGTAGATACGGGAAATCTGCTTGCCATAGAAATGAGCAATATCGTCCCATGAACCTAGCTTACGATTCTCGACTGCATCTAATATACGATCATAACTATGACGTACAGGCATATAAGTACTACGACGTACAATCTGATCAGCACCTTCTGCTTCTAAGAATCCTACCGCTTTAGCATCATCTAGTACACGCGTAGCAAAACCTGAATCAATATAGGTTCGCATAACACGTTGCATACTTGGATGTGTCTCAATAGTATTAATAAGTTGCTTGATAGTTGCATCAGAAGGTACTTGTCCTAATTGCTCTGTTAGCTCTAAGACTTTAGCGTCTAAGCGTTGCATAGACTCTTGGAACTTCTCCATTGTTTCCTGTGTGGCTCTACCATACGATCCATTATTTCGAGTAATAGGATTAGGTTTAACCAATGTAATTTCAGCTACAGCATCACTTAAATCTTTCTCTAAACCAGCCAAACGCCATGAATAGTTATTTAAGTAAGCTGCTTGTGCCGTAGCTACATCGTCACCGTTGTTGTGTACACCTGTTAATAAACGATTAACTATTGTGGAGTTATCACCTTGAGTCAAATAATAAAGCTTATCATAAGAACTAGATAACTCTGCTAACCAACCATGTTTTTTAATTATATCGGAAGGTGCGCCACTCGGTGTACTAATAGGCATAGATGTAGATTTAATAATATCCTCTTTAGCAGCCTCTAAAGATTGTTGTACATGTGGTTCGATGAGATGATCTGTAGAACCTAAACTTTTAAGTTCAGCACTAATAGCATCATCAAGATGTTGTGTAGGTTTAATAGCACGTAAACCAGCACCTAAACCGAACGTAATGGAATCCATAAAACGTTCGTCCTCGGATCGAATAGATTGATCCTCTAATGCTACGTTTACACCATAAGCTGCACCTGCTGCTGTAGCTGCCTGTGCTGCACGTACACCCATCTGAGCCATACGTGAACCTTTAGCTGCCCAACCTAAATAAGGAATAGCTGCTAATGGTAAGTCAATGTCAATAAGACTAGCTGCGATACCTGTAATAGGGTTCTCTGCTAATGCTTTAGCATCTTCACGTTTAGACACGATACGCTCTGTACGACTTTTCCAATCTTCGTAGTTTACTGCTTTGTTAAGATATTCCGCTTCATCTGCATGTTGCATACCCCAATCTTTAAAGAACTGATCTGTAAATTCGTCAGGTGTAAAGTTAGGGTCGCGGTCATATCTTAATTTGTCCATACCACTACGTAACCAATCTCGTCCAGTAGGTGCAAATCCTGCGATAGCTGTATCCAATATAGATGGAGGTGTTTCTCGCTCTAAGCTCTCTAACTGTTGAGTCTCGGTAGTAAGGTCAACTTCATCAGCTTGACCTTGTGGTTTTGTGTTTATAAAATGATTAATTTTAGGTACATTACCAGCAGGAACAATAGGTAGTTCAGGCTGAACCTCTGGTAACAATTTAGATTCTTGTGTTCCTGTAAAAAGCCCAGCCATAATATCCTCCTATCGTTTACCTTGTGCTGTAAAATGTTGACGTAATGCGTCTCTGTAGAAACGGTTACGTTGATGTTTCTCTCGTTTGTCTTGTGTATCACCACCTGCTGAATATATACGCATACTTTTAAGAATACGTAATCCATCTGCATAGGTAGGTGCGTTCATAGCTCGTGTAATAGTATCTGCTGCACCACCACCACCATGCCACCACGCATCTGCTAATAGCATAACAGATTGTTTATACTGTGGAGGATATGGGGCTGCTGTGGGAACAGGTACACCAACTTTAGCTAGACGATTACCCATACCATTAAAGTATTCATTGAAGAAATCTGCTTCAACTTTCATAATACCTTGTGGATCACCTGCTACTGCATCAAACTTAGCCTTCCATTTAGGGTGCTTATCCATGCGAATACCATGTCCATACACATTACCCGAACTTGCACCACCTACACCTTTAACAAACGATTGTTGAGTTGCGAAAGATTCGAATGTATTGAGGTTACTTACTAACTGTGTAGCTAAGCCGATATTACCATTGAACATACCTGCCATGTTAGCTGGGATACGCACAGTACTTGTACCACCACCAATACGCTTAAGTGGGAATGTACCAAGACTACCATTACTATTGATAGTAACAGGTCTAGCACGACCACCAGACATAGCACCACCGTAGCGACGCATGTTCTCACCATATAACGTATTTGATGGTCCAGTAACTAAACCACCTGAATAAGTCTTAGTAGCAGCTAATTGCTTACTACCACGATTACTATATTCCTTAGCCATATCGTTACGTAGACGGTTCATTGTAATCTGTGCCCCTTGCATACCTGCAACACCTGACACGTTTACTAACTTACCTTCTTTGTCATAAGCTTGGAAATATAAACCTGTACCACCCTCATCAGAAGATACAACAATATCTTCTGGTCGAGTCTTAAGGCTCTTAGCAATTTCTTGACGATACTTATCTACCACTACACCTAACAGATCAGAACTTAAAGGAACACCATTGTCTGATTTCATACCTTTTACTACATTAGCAGCATTAGGTGTTAAGACAGTACTAGCATAACCTTTAGGTGATTTCTGTAGCATACCTAAAGCCTCCATGTTAGCCATAAGAAGTTCAGGACTAGCTGTAGTAGTACTTGGCGCTAACTGGAACTTACCAGCTTTAGCAGCAACTATAATAGCATTGAGTTGTGAATCTTTAACAGCAGATTTCTGACTGTTCCAGAAGCCACCACCATGTCCACGACTAAACCATTTATCTAATTTAGTTGTATCAGTTGTTAATGCAGTTGTCGCTTTATCAATGTTCTCATAACGAACTTGACGATTAACGGGATTACGTACTAATTCACGAGCATCAGTCATACGACCACCATTACGCCATAACTGCTCTACTGCTCCACGATATTCTTCTGGAACACCTGCAAGTAACTGTGCAGCACGAGCTGGGTTTGTTTGTGAATAATTGCGGTACATACCTGCCATTGTATTAAACACTTGCTCACGGTTCTTGTAGTAAGGGTCTTTCTCAGCCTCAGCTTGAGTCATACCCATAAAACCTGTAAATTGTGAACTAGCGTACTCCGCACCTTTCTTAGCTAATTCTGGTACATCTGTCTTACCCGAGAAGGCATGGTTAATCATAGCCATACCACCTTGCAAAACATCACCATTAGCTTCTCGTAGATGCTTCTGTGTCCAAAGGTTTACAAACGTATCTTCACCCTTACCTGTACTTGCAATAAAGTCAATCATGTCAGGGAATTGATCAATAGTGTTAATATCAATATCCGCATTCATAACCTTATTATGTTGAGTTACATAAGAGTTAGTTAATTGACGAGTCAAAGCTGTTTTCTTATCCTCACTCAAATTAGGGTTACTATAAATAGCATGTATCTGTTCATTATAATCATCAGAATCTAAAGGAACCTCACCTACTTCAACACTAGCAATATACTCTGTTACCTGCCGATCAGCCATAGTATCATTGTAGTTAGTGATACCTACATGAATATCATCAGCAATCTTACGTATACTTGTAAGAGTATCTAAATCGACATATCCTTTAGTATAAGCATGATCTACCATACCACGTAGTTTATTTACCACTTGATCTGCACCTTGTGCTGTAGGATCAATTTGCTGCCCGATAAACTTAAACGCACTTGCGATTTCATCCTGTGCTGACTTAGTAGCCTCCTCTAATGTTAAATTAGGATCAGCAGTCATCTTAGCAGCTACAGAACGATTTACGTATGCATATGTAAGTACGTCTAATTCATCACCACTTAACTCTGTAGTACGTAATGTGTTTACGTAGTTAGCCTGCAATGTTAATGTACTTTGATAAGCTTTATCAATAGCAACACGTTGTTGTGTGTCCTTGATAGTTTTCTGATAGACAGCGTTCTCTTTTAAACCTTCCTTATAAAGATGTTCTTTAAAGTCAGCATCAAGATCGCTGTTATAAATAGCATCTGTGTACTGAGTTAAATACTCTTTACCTACTTGGTACATCTCATCTGAGCTTGCACCATTGTCTGCCATCTCTTTAATACGTGCATTGAATTGTTGGAGTTGTTGTGCTTGTGTAGCTACTAACTTCTGGTACTCTTTACCTTGATTATAGTATTTACCATCAAGCCAATTCACTTCTCGCTGTACGTCATTCATTTGATCACTACGACCTAATGCAATAAGACGATCAGCATTTTCCTTATTATATGTTTGTAAAGCTTTGTCCGCAGCAGGTAATATGTCTTGCATAAAGCTACTCAATGCATTACCTTCTGCTGGACGTTCGATAGCTTGTAAATTACTTACTTGTACATCACGTACATTTGGCATCTGAATTTGAGTAGCCATATACCCTCCATATTACGCTGTTAATGATCCTGCTGAACTTGTACCAATAGCAGAACCAGATTTACCAAATGATCCAAAATCGGATAATCCTGATAAACCACCACCTGTGGAACTCATTGTAGTAGTTCCTGTAGAACCACCTTTATATTGTTGGTACATATCCATACCTTGTTTAAACATCCCTGCGTAATCTACCTTAGATGTCTCAGCTTTACTTCGACGTAAAGAACCTGCTGCACGGTTTACAACCTCATTAATTTGAGTGTTATAGTTATCCACACCAACTTCCCAATCGATCCACACTTGTCGTGTAGCTTGTTGAACTTGTCTATCTAAAGTATTCTTAAGAGCATCAGCACTTGCGCCAATAATATCTCTTGCACCGAATGCTGCGTTAAATTGAGAAGCAGCTACTTGACCCTGTGTCCGATAAGAGTCAAGAGCTTGGGATGTTCGTAAGTTCTCTACGTTACGCTGACGATCCATATCAAATAACGTAGAACCTAAGTTATGTACCACTTGTTTATTGTATGCTTTTAAGGCTTCTAAATCCTTATCAGGGGTTAATAATCCTAGAACACCTCCGATAACAGCACCATAAGCTGCACCATAAGGACCGAAGTTACTTCCGATAGATGCACCTGTCTGTGCGCCTTGCATACCACCTTGCATATTCATAGCCATTATAAACGTCTCCGTCCTCTGTTTGGTACACGAATATTATAACTAGTGCTAATGATGTTTAACTCAGTTGTACCAGTAGTTCTAACACTAAACTCTGTCGAACTTAATAATGTACCACACGGGAATTTAACATCGCTAACTGTATTTACTCGCGTATACCCTAGTTGTGCTTCTGACCAAGACTGTGCGGATGTTTCACCATCAAATACATCACCATAGGTATCAGAAACATGGTACTCAAACTCACCTGTACCTTTGAATGTCATTGTAAGATCAACTACTGTACTATTACTTCCAGCAACTACTCGACCTTTATCATCTTTGACAAAAGGAGGTGTTAGTGTGAGTGAACTTTCATAAGGTACACCTAGATAAATACGTCCATTGAATTGACACTTAATCTTAGTACCTTCGATTTCATACTGAACCATAGCATGACGCATAGTCTCAGAACTATATACCGCAGCTACTAACTCACCTTTTGGTAGGAACTCAGGTAATGTACCTTCCCCATCCACAATATCTACGTATTGATAAATATCTAAGAATGGGATAGGTTTATTATCTAGTTGGTTTAGCTGTACATTAATAGTACCAACTACCAGATCATCACCGACATCCATAAACAGCACTAAATACTCTTGTAGGAACTGTACATGAAGCACATCATAAGGTAATTCCCATTTATGGAAGCTCATTAATGGACGGTCTTCACCTGCCCACAAGTACTGGTGTACAAGTAACTCTTTCTGGTCTGAACTGAACACTGCCATATTATCTGTAGTACTACCTGTGATTGAAGTACAAACACCCGTAGCATATAACGGAATATGGTCTGCTAAGTTCTGTGCATAGTACTGAGCATCTGCATAATCATTAGGAATCATCTCACCAACTTGATAATAATCTGTACCACGTTGATATGTATAATACAAACTACGAGACACTACCTGTGGTTCACTAGCCATACTAATATTAGCTTTTGAACTTGGGTAGATAACAGCCGTCTTAGGTGTAAGTACAGTACTATTGGCTGGGATAACAGCTTGTTGATTCTGAGCCAATAAAACTAAATCTTTATTATATGGAACAGCATATTCAAACTGTGCAGCACTTAAAGCAGTACTAGACACCTCAATAGGACCATCATCCTGTAATTCCTCTACAGTGGTACGCATATATACATTAAAGTCTGCTGTAGCACTCATATTAACGTATGAACCACTAAGTAGTACTAAACGTGATTGGTAAGCACTAATACCTGTAATACCAAAATCCACGAACTTCGGTAATGGGTTATTATCATCATCACCTGCTGCGCGTGGCTGAATATCTAGGCTTTTAACTTGAATAGTATCAGTATCGTCAAAGTACCAGTAAATAGGCTCATTAGTGAACTTATAAGGTGCTTCGTATACACCACACTCTTTCCAAGTACTTGTAGTAGCATTGTATTGGTAATAAGCTGAGTTACCTACTGTACCTACTGCAATAATGTACTTATCTAGGATATTAGGTAGATTAGCAATAATGTCTTGCTTACCCTGTACACGACTAGAATTACTCGTCTGAATATAGGTACTACCTGTACCAGACTCTATTACTAATAAGTTAGTATCTGTAGCAGACTTAGCTTTTAATGCAACCGTACTACCCTCACGTACAACATCATAACGACTATTTAATGTTGTGTCTGCGGTTATGTTTTCCATAAACTTCGTAGCAACATATTCAGGAGACGCTAATGCTGCATCTGTACCATGAGTAGATACTTGTAAACTTACGGAGTATGTTCCAGACTTAATGTCTACGGAGTACATCTTAGAGAACTGTCCAGACCTAATACTGATATACCCCATAGTACTTGGGTTAGGTGTTGGGTTAGTACCGCCTATAGGTGTCTTAGTAATAACTTGTTCAGTGTTTAATACGAAGCAATTATTACGAGACACTGTACTACGAATACTAGCCTTACCGTTGGAAGCCTTAAGGTAATTTGTTTGATGTGTTTTAATTAAAGAACCATTAAAATTATAAATCTTCAAAGTACCTGTAACAGTATCTACGATCATAATATAATTAACGCCATTGATGTCAATTAAACGTATATAACTACTATTAGGAATACCTGCTAACTTGGCTTGGAATTTAACCCCACCACGTCTACGTAAACCTGTTACAGCATCAGATAATAAATTAAGCTGTGCGCTTAATTGTCCGTCACTACGCTCTTGAGGTGTTTGCTGTGATACACCTTTCAAGAATGACGGGTACACTCCCTCAAGAATCATAATAACTCCTATCGTCTTAAATATCGTTGGAAGCGACTACGACGCATAGCAGCGTCATTACTATTCCATCTACGATTACGCATATTCTCTTGAACTAATAATAAACGGTTAGCTTCTTTACGTTCAGTCATAAGTTGTATAGCGTTCTCTACACCATAATCAGAGACGTATACTTCGATACCTGCTAAATACGTAATGTACTGTGCAGCATATTCTGGTAGTTCTTCAAATGGGTAATCATAGATAACCTTAACTTTAACAGGTCCAGTAAAGTACCGTGTGTCATTATCAATATCATACAATTTAGGACCACGTTTAGCTACACGTTTGGTAACACCATAAATAGCTAATGTATTAAGCGGTACATCAATTGTCTTGTCTGTGTTTAACAATAGTACCTTATTAGGAACTTCGTTAAACCAGTGACCCTCTGCAAGTACACTCTTACGTTGTCGATCAATAGCTGCAACGATACGAGATACTGTAGGGTTTCGGGAATCTTCTACACGCGTAATAACATGCTGTCCTAAATAAGGTAGGATAGCATTTACAGCTTCAAGTAGAGTCATAAGTACATCCTCCTTGTTATGTTGATTTACTTTAAGATATGATCGGCAACATGCAAGTAATTGCATCCAATGCTATCTAGTTGTCACATTGATTTACTGATACATAGAGTTTATTTATCTCTAGCCTAGATTAGATACGATCACATCTTAAAGTAAACCCTTTCGAGTTTACCCAGCAGGTGTAGTGTTAGTTTTAATAACAGCTACATCAGCCTTAATTGTTGCTGTGTCAGTCTTAACAGTACCGACATCTGTTTTGATTGTATTGGTATTCGTATTAATAGTTCCTACGTTAGTCTTAACGGTAGCAATCTCTGTCTTGTTCGAATCCACAACCGTTTTAACTGCTGCAACCGCAGTCTTTATTTCATCAATAGAAGCTTGAATAGCACCCAACTGTGGATCAGATGAACCACCTGTGATAGCTTCTGAAACAATCGGTGGACCAATAGCACCAGCCATATCACCCCCCCCCTATTACTCAGCTTTAGCTGCTGTCTTAGAACGTGTTGGGGCTTTATCCTGCTCCTCTACCTTAGCCTGTAATGCACGTACCTGCTCTAATAACGCAGCCATTTGTGCTTGTGTATCTGCGATAGCTGTATCGTCAGAAGTTTGAGTTAATGCTAAAGATACGATTGGTTCACATAATGCACCTGCCATAGTTTGAATCTCCTAAATAGAAAGGAGAGCCGTTAAGCTCTCCATGTTATTATTAAGGTGTAACTTGTTCAGTAATACGAACAACACCAACTGTGTCTGGACGACGTACATCTACAGTGAACATAGAGTAGCAGTCAAGAATCTTAGACTTAGAACGTGGGTCATACCACGGTTCAACAGTCCACTCTTGAGCAGTTACAGTCACAAGAGATAACGCTTTAGAGAAGATGATCATACGACCTTTAATCTCTTCCGCAGTTACGTCGAATGCGTTACCATTTTCAGTGGTAGATAAACCGTGACCAGTAATAGCTGCTGTAGGGAATGCAGTATTCTCTACTACAGGGATACCATTCACTTTAACCACACGACGGTTAGCAAAGTCCCCGTTTTCTGCTGTGTAATCCTTGTTGATTAACTTAGGATGGTGTAACAACGCTGAGAATGTATCTACGTCAACTAAAGTAACCATGTCCTGTAAAGGTACACGACGTTTAGCTAATGTATCACGAGCCTTAGCATGAGCTTTAACAAGTGCAGAAGCATTTTGCTCTAACTCAGCATCAGTTAAGTTATCACCACCTTTGATTGTTACAGGGACGAAGAAGCCGTCGTGGAACTCACCATGCTCTTTCAAGTGCGCTGGTGCTGTCCAAGCTGGGGCTTTCTGTAAACGGATGATATGTGCTTGGTCGTACTCTAAACCAAAAGTAGTACCATTGTTACGTCCCATCTCAGTCCAGAAGCTAGGTGCAGTCCATTCATCCATCTTATCGACAGGGTTACGGATGTAAAGCATAGCCTCTACAACTACGTTAAGTTTATCAGACTTAACACGTTGATCCAGAATGTCCTCACCAGATTGACGGTACAATGCTTGAGAAGCACCTAAACGGTCAATACGGATTTGGTTAGAACGTTCAGCCACAGATTTCTGTGTTGACAACGATTTGAAAATTTGTGTATACTCAAACTGAGTATCTACCGTACCTTCATAAATTTCTAAATGTTGGTCGATATTAGATTCATCACCACCCCAATGAAAGCGTGTTGAACCATCTGCGAAGTAATTAGCACCTGCCATATTATAAATCTCCTATTAAATACCTTGTTGTTTGCCTAAAGCACGACGACGTTGTAAATCAGCAATCTTTAATTGTGCTTCTTTATTTGAGTATAATTGATGTCCATATTGACGATCTAATTTACCCCACTCGACCAAGAACTCTTGGTGTGACATAGCTTTACCACCAGTACCACCAGTACTTCCATGGATCAACGCACCGTTGTTAGAATTAACTAGACCAGTACCGCGAACATGGTTCATAATAACTTGGATAGCTTCATCTTGTTTACCGATACTCTCAAGGTAAATGGCGTAACCACGTACATCTTGAGGTGCGGATGTGTTAAAACTGTTAATAGCTTCTTGCCATTGCTCAGCACCACCAGCAGCAGCATGTGCTTTCTGTACGATCTGTGCTTTAAGTTGTGTAGCATGTTGATAAGCTGCACGAGCCGTAGCTACCACCTGTGCTGCAATATTAGGTTCTAAACCTTTAGTTAATGTTGCAATATCAATTAAGTCAGCATTACCGTACTGTACAGCATTCTTAATAGCTGCTCCGAACGCTTCTTCACTTAATCCAGCATTAGCCGATACAACCTTAATACTAACATCCAACGGACTATCACCTGCGAAATCTTCTGGTGTATATACCTTAGCTGGTTGAGTAGGCGTTGGGTCTTCAACTGGTGCAGGTGTTGGATTAACTTGTGGTGCTTGGTAAGCTTGGTTCTGTGGGAACCCGAATTGACCCTGATTAAAGTTAGGATTAAATTGCTGTTGAAAGTTACCTTGACCACCTTGATTAAATTCTTGTGGTGCTGGATTACCTTGTCCACCTTGTGGTGTATTTTCTTGAGGGTTTCCTTGACCACCTGTATTAAATTCACTCATAAATACTCCTATTGAATACCTGCTGCCAATTGAGCAGCCTGCGTATTTTCTAATTGATTACCACCTAACTGTGCGCCAGCTTGTTGTATTACTTGTTGTCGCTGTGCTTCTGCTGCACGTTGTTCTTCCATAGCCTTAGCTCTCATCTCTTCTTCACTGTATGTAATCTCTGAAATATCAATACCATTAGACAGTAGAATCTTATCTACAATAGCATCAAGATTAAAGCGTTTACTTACTTGTGAGAATACTTGAGCAACTGTAGCAATCTCATTTGCTGCTACTAATAAAGCTTGGTTTTCCGAACTACGTGATAATGCTTGTAAACCAGTTAGAATATTTAATTCGATTTCTTGTCTATCAATCGCCTGAATAAAGTCTTTACGAACTTCATAGAGTAATAGATATGCTAAAGGTAAATGCATATTCTGAGATAGTTGTGAGTATACACCACCGAGGACTTGCTCTGCTTCATCAGCATTACGTGCAATCTCGTAGGCTGTGACACGATCACCTTCTCGCATATTACCTGTGTACATGAACGCTACGTTTAGACGTTGCATAATAGCTTCTAAACCTAATCGAACCTCATTCATCTTTTGATATGATCCAGATTCATAGTTCTGTACAGCATTAACGTTACCACTGATCCAATCACCATTACGTGAGTTCACAGCAGATTCGACATCAAAGCCACCCTGTGCATTATATACATGACGGATAATTAATGACTCGATCTGGTACTCTGTTAAACCTTGTGAGAGTTCAGATAACTTAGCAAAGTCACCTGCATACTCTTCTACGTAACCACGACCGTAAGCATCACCATTCATATAACTCCACGTTACAGGAATATATGGGCATAACTTATCTCGGTAGATTTCATAGTTTGGTAAGCGTACACCATCTATTTCTTGTGTAATCTTCCATGAAATTACTCCATTGATATTACGCTTACGGATTCTAGTATAAAGATCAAGGGTTTCGTCCTCGTTACGATCTTGTAGTAGTTCCTGAGTTTCAGCATCTAATTCCCGATAACGTTTAGGTTCTCGTGTGATGATCTCAAGTACTTCCCCTACATTGTTGCGTAGTAACGCATAATTCTTTAAACTAAAAACACGTAGGCGATTATCTCTACGAAGTAATAAAACTTCACCAGTGATAATAAGTAAACGCAGTGCTTGTACAATCTGTGCATAAGATGCGTTAAAGAATAAACGACGACAAGCTTTGTTCTCTAAGTCAATAAGGGTACTTGTACCACGTTTATCAACTAAGTCTTTCAACTCTTGACTAGGTTCGATTCTAAAGAAAGATGTGCTTACGGGAAATAACGTACTCGCTAAACGTGACGCTAACCGATTCACTAGATATGCACCTACACTTTGGTAGTCATGCTCAATCTCAGCATTTCCATTATCTACCGTAATCTCACCTGTCGGGAACACGCTAGGTAGAGTCCAAAGTGCATACATTTCTAATCTTGTTTTTAAAGAATCGTCCGTGTATTCATCGTACAAAGCTCGAATAGTCTTTGTAAAATCATTTCCTTTGGACTTCATAAAACCTCCTAATAAGCATTAATCCCTAAGCTTGAATAACCACCTGTGGGTCGTTTCTTACGAGGACCGTCTGCACCTGTAAAGGTAGTACCTCCTGTATCATCAAATTGTGTTACTTCTTTCTGTTCGTTAGCCTGTTGGAGTTTCTGAGCTTCTGCTTGACGACGCATTTCTTCCTCATACTTCTTTCCGAGGTCATCCTGCCCACCAATACCAAATATACTCATAACACTACCTAAAGCTTTACTTAACCAGCTCATCGTTTAATCTCCTTACGGACCAATGTAGGACCTTGTTGGTTAATTAATGTTTGTATCTTATACATTACACTACGTTGACCAGCTTTATAGATTAATTCTTCTGGTGTAAGTAGTTCTGTATTCTCTGCAAAACAATACTTATCTAAGTAATCATATTGCTCTTGAGTGAATAATGGAATGTCTCTTGCACTCATTACTTCTCTCCTTCTATAAGTGTAACTTCAAATAAGTTTCTTCCCTTCTATAAGTGTAACTTCAAAAAAAAAGCCCACATGCTCAAGGCACATGGGCTTAGTATTAACCAAACATATAACGGGATTTAGAAATTTCCGATAACTCTAAGTTACCTGTAAGTGGTGGTGTGTACTCTTCAAGATCAATATTGTTAAACTTTAAGAAGTCTTCAATACTGAATTGTGTATACATTTCAATGAATGTCTTACGTAATGATACATGCATAGCTTCCACATCACTAGGATGGGTTGCGAATGAGTCATGAATTGGTAGAACTTGACCATCGAAATCTAAGATAGTTAAACATAAGTGACTGCTATCCATACTATGTACAAAGTTAGGTACAATACCGTTAGCTGCTCTTAAGGTATTATATTGGTTATCTGGATAACTATAAGCAATTCTGGAGATTCCCATCGAACGAATTGCTACAAGTTTAGTCACCATACCCTCTGCCCAATTCACAACAGGAACACCTACTGGACTAAACCAACGCATAGCATCAGCTTTATTTTTACGTACAACGTTCTGCAAGTAGTTCATCATCTCAGCAGATTTAGGTACAGTATCTTCGACACCTTTACGTAATGCCTTACCAACTGGTTTAGCTAATCGGTTGTAAGTAAAGACTGTCTTACCATCTAACTGAATCTCATCCATACCTGCTTCATACATATCATTAGCTAAGCCTTGAATAGTTGATAATAACTTCGAACCGTATACGTAAGTCATCACAGGTTTCTTCGCCATATTACGACTAATGGGTTTATCCACCCAATACTGACGTACAGCAGGAGAATCAGCTAATTCTAGTTTAGACTCATCTGCTATGTGCGCTACACGCATATAAATATCAGACTTCTGGTCTTCACCGTTGTCTAATAAGTTCGTGTAAAGTCCACCAACTTCATCTCTAGTAAGTGCCGAGAGATGTTGGAGTCCTGAACAAGTTGCGTCCATAGCAACGGGAACATGACAAACGTAAGTGGTGGGGTCTGGAAGTGCGAGGGCACTTTGGAGAGCAAGACCTGCTTGTAATAAGGTAAATGCTGTGTCGGGTTCGGGTGCATCCACATCGAAAGGGTTATTAATGAAGTTCTTAATATAGTTCCAGTTATCATCACACCATTTCTCCTTCAAATCTGGATCATGTTTATCATAACCACAACAGTTTGCAACATGAATCTTTAACCATTTAAGTCCAGTTTTACCTAAAGGTTTACCCTCTGCAAATTCAAGACAACCTTTAATACAATCGTTGGACTGTGGGTTAATACTACTACGGAAGTAAAGACGACCTCTCCAATCAATAAATGTTGGGAAGTATAAACGTTCTTCGTCCTGATATTTAACCAGTTCTTGAATACGACTTAAGATGCCATGTTGACGACCAACACGTTTAGCTTCTTGTGTATACCATGAACTCATTAAACCTTTCCAGAATTGGAACTGATCTAATTCTTCCTCAGTAGCTTCTGACTTTAACCAATCATCAGTAAATGGAAATGCAGGTTTCGGTGCAGGTTGATAGCTTGGTAAACCTAAAATACCTACACGCATAGCAACTGCTTTACGTAAGATTGCTAAGATGTCTTTATTGATCCTGTAAGGTACAGACTGTGCTTTATTCATTGCAGCCTTAACTAGCTCTGCACCATTGTTTAAGTTATCAATAACCCAATGCTTGTGCTCTTTCTTAATAAAGCGAATACCACACATAGGTGAGTTATGTTTAAACCATTCAGTTAAATACCCACCGTTATACTGACCTTCCCAATCCATAGGTTTGATCAACATAGGAGGATATTTAACAACTGCTCTCGCTGCACTCGCTGCATCCTGAAAGTGCTTCGCTAAGGGTTCAGAAGCTTTAATGTGGTACATACCGCTATCCAGTTTAGCCCATTGGAATAATCCTGTAGCGTCATATAAACAACTTACCAACAACTTAGCTACACCTATACGCTCCTCTTGTGACCACTGTTCCCAATCTAGTTGAATAGACTTAGAACCTGCTAAGAATGTACGATAACGGTGGGTAACTGATTTTGTACCTGTGTTGTCTAAATACTGTATAGTCTTGTCAGTATATGCAGGGTTTAACTCTTGCATAAATACCAACATAGACTCTGACTCAATCATACGACCAATACCCGTAAGTACTTTCTGCATAGACACTGGTTCAGGTACCGCACATGCATTAATAATATCACGTAATGCAGCCATTACTAAAACTTCTGGATCAGCGATAGAAAGTAGTTTTAAGTATTTACCGCCAACACCACGAATCTTTTGTTTCTTAGCTGCATTTAAAGCTTCTACACCAACTTCAAATGCTTTAGCTAATAGGATACGACCTGTACCTACGTCAGCAGCACGTCCTTGTTGATATGCATCTAGTACTTGCTTCTGACCAGCAATGATACTATCGTGACTGTATGATTCTTCAAGAGCTATTTGGCGTTGGTATAGATCAGACATTACATCTCCTAAATTTTAATTTTGTTTACTAACTGTTGAACTTTACGTTTGAGGTCTTCAATGGAACCGTCATTATGAATTACATAGTCTACATAATCATAAGGGTTATCAGATAACTGTAGTTCGGCTGCGTATACTTCTGAAGAATGTAGTTTACCTTGCGGTACGGGATGTCGGGTAATTAGAATATTAAAGTCAACATCCTCATTACCAAAGCGAACATCAGGTATGATTAGATTACGGTCTTGATTCTTAAGATAATTAACCCAAATGTTTTCATCAAGCGCACGACCTACTTCTGTACCTAATAGTTGTTGGAACTTACGAGGACTCATCCAAGTACACGAGTCAATATGTTTTTGGCATAAATCATTCCATTCATCTAAATCTATATCAGACCTATTAAGCTTAAGGTACACATAATCAGTAGCATCAATAATCTTATCAGCTAGATATAAATCTACGAACTTATCTACCTCCTTCACATTACGGTCATCAAAGTTCTCACCGAATACTTGACGCGCTGCTTCCTTAAGTAAACCTGCATAACGATCAATTTCAAACACTTGACCTCTTTCTTTTAAAGCCTCTTGTAAGATAACTGCTACTGTATCTTTACCTGCCCCAGCAAGTCCAATTAAACCTATCTTATAACTCATCAAGCATGTTCTCCTTCGTAAATTTCGCGCATATGTTCAAGTTCAACTTTCTTCTGCATAGCATAACCATCAGCACAACCATACAGCATTAAACAGCCTCGGAAGTGGTGATTGCCCTGCCAACCTTTATATGGCTCGTCATGTACATAGCATGCACCAACCACTGCTGCAAACTGCTTACGACCTGTCATAGGTAATTGACGTTCTGCATAAGCATACATTTGTTGATGTCCCATTACGAAAGATTCACCAACTGTCTTAAGACGTAGATCAAGATTACCGCCTAGTGGCTTACCTGTGTTCACGTTAATCACGTAGTGTACAAAGTGAATACCACAAATGTTATGTGGTTTTAAGAACGGGATAACTTCCCAACCATAATCGTGAAAGGCTAATTTATCTGTACCAATCAGACCTTCAAACTCTGGATGAGTCTTAACAAAACGATCAATACGATCTTCATGATTACCTAACACCACAACCTTACGTGGATTATAACCTTTAACAGATCGGATATAATCTTCAATGATACCTAGCGCTTCATCACCTGCTTCAATATCTAATACGAAACGACGACCTTCTGCACTAAGTTGCCCTTTATCGTATGTACTTAACGATGCCATGTCATAATGATCACCAATCTGTACAATAATGTCAGGCTGTTTAAGTTTGATATAGTTTGCAATCCAGTGGATATAGTCAAGACTAATACCTTGTTTAACCTGAGTATCACCAATTACAAAGATTGTAGGCTTACGTGGTTTCAATGCTACACTCTTGTCAACACGATGAGCTAACTTCTGAATGTTATCTCGAATAGTTCGATCAGAAATACCTAACTCTGTAGCAATCTCTGAGCTAGTTAGACCTTGAAAGTGCATACGAAGGGCACGTTGTTTCCATTCTTTTAAACTGCTGAATACTACTTTAGACATAAATTACTCACCTTTCTGTTTACGTTGTTTAACTACTGCTCGTGCTTTTCGTGCTGCTGCATTTCGCTTCACACGCTGAGCTTCTTTCTTCTCATCGGCTGTTTTGTGACTTGGGTAAATCATAGTCGTTGGATGTGCATCACAATAAGCATAATAATTAAGTAGGTTCTGCAACCACTCTCGGATTGCTGCATGCTCTTTAGACTTACTGCCCCAAGAACCTACTGCATTAATTACCTTACCTTCACCAGCATTACAAGAACGATGAAGTGTACCTCGTATTAAACCTGTCACATGGTCATGGTCCACTGCGTAATCTGAATCTCTACCCATCTTAGTAAAGTCAATCGGCTTGTGACATAGTAAACACTTCTCACCTTGCTCTTTATAGAGCTTCATAGCAATAGGTCTTAATTGACCTCTGGAAATCTTACGTGCTGTCATCCTAATAAATTCCCGAATATCTCGTTCTCAGACTGTAACTGCTCATCGACTAATTTCCAATCCCATGCACTAAACTCATTATAGAAACGGGCTAATCGTGCTACACTTGGACGACTACCTAATGAGCTACCTAATCGTACCTTATGTACTCCTACAAACGGGTCAGGGTTCTTTAAAGTACCATCCTCATCTACGTACCACATGTTAAAATTAAAATCGAAGCTTTGTACTAATGTTGGTATGTCCTTATGACTGTATTTATCATACGCAATAATATTAATATTACCCTCACGCCAGTCCGCTACAAAACCTGTGTGACCCTCATATAGGGAACGCTCAGCTTTAGTTAATAAATGTTGAGAGTGTGCAGGTAAACCAAACTCTGCTTGAAGCTCTTCAACATCGTCCATATCTTCGACAAGTACTGCAATATCTATATCCGAAGTATCTTTACCGTACTTAAGTTTACGACAATAACCTCCAACTAGTGCTGCGGTATAACCATTATCTTTCAACCAATCCAAAACATTTTGAATTTCTTCTGGTAATTCAACTTTAGTTGTCATAAGATTCATCCTCTATACGTTTCCAATCACCACCAAAACAATCCTCTAAGAATTGTAAATTTGCTGGGCTAAGGTCATGTTCTTTTAAGAACTTATAAGCACTATCTTCACGATTACGTAATAACCACATAGCTTCTGCTTCTGGTAGTACGTTTTGATTAATAGCCCTATAACCGTCTAGGACGATGTTACAGGCTTCGTTCTCATCCTTGATAGGTTCTAATGTAGCTAACGTTAAAGCCTCACCACAAGCCTTACCGTTCAATTTAATGATACCTTTAACGTTATCCGCTACATCTCCCATCAGTAATTGTGCAAAGAAGAACTTTGTACCTTTACCAACAATTTTAGATGCAGGTTTTAAACTCGGTGTTAACCACTCTTTCTTGGCTATCCATCCAAAACGATCACCTTTAAGTAATGTTTCGAACTTACCTTCATCCATGTTGTAAGATTTGTATGGGGATATTTGCAAATCTTTATCCGCACTTACTAAGATACCATTCTGATAATGATAATGATCAATCATTAAAGCATCATCGGCTTCAATATCATAGTGACTGAACACCTTGATTGTAGGATGATCTTTGAAATACTCAGGTGCAATATTGCGTAACTCTTCTAAGTTAGCAGGTTTTTGTTTACCTTCTCGATTACCTTGATAGGGCTTAACTGTGTTCAGTAAATGACGTCCGTTCTTAGCACAGCCTGTCGGAGTTAAATGAACTCGTGCAGTTGTCGCACCTGTTAAGAACATCTTTTCCTGAATAGCAATCTCGAAGTTATTAAGAATAGTTTGCATCTTACGATACTGAGTACATACGTAGTAGCAGTCGCTATCTCCATCATGTAATAATACATCTCCTTGATGACCTGCTTTGTATGTATCCACTTTAGAAATACTGTCGGAGGTTACGCCAAAGCGTGCTAGAATATTATTCATCCCAACGTCCATAAAGTTTATTAACAAATTCTAACTCAGAAATCAATCTTTGACGTCTCGCATAGAAACAGTGATGATCAAAGAAGTAATTATCCTTCTTAGTATCTATTGGTATAGTACGTTCTACTGATATGTGGTCCATACGCTGCGCTAACTGCTGGTTCAGTATTGATTCAGCATGTTGTTTCATCCAATGTGTCATACTGTAGTCATGACTAACAATTACAACACGTTTATCAGGGTATTTAACTAAATACTCAGCAGCCTTTAGGATCATACGAGTTGTACGACCACTTGCACGGTTACTCTCAACATTTAAACTCATTCGCACTTTTCCCCACAATAATGACAAGTTCCAGTATAAGTTGCTACTAATCCACAATTAGGACAATTCATTGGTGTTGCTGGTTGAAAGTCTTCATCTTCGATATAAGTGTACATATAATCTCCTAGAGGTTGCCTCCCGAAGGAGGCTTATAATTTGGTTGTAAGTAGGCTTAAACGGCTGGAACTGCTGGGATGTCTGCTACAGGAACTGCTGGAATATCTGTCTTATCTTCCTCAACATGTTGGTCATTAGGGTCGGAGTCTTCCACCTCAGCCTCAAGTGCTGGTAAATCCTCACCTTGACTAATCAACAATAGGTCGATTGGCGAACCTTTAAAGTTCGTAGCACTACGAATTTTCTCTTGGATGAAGTTCTTACTTTTCTTCTCGACAACCTCATTACCATTTGCATCCTTAGTTTTCTTCTCATACTCACCTTCAATGTAGATTGAATCCCATTGTTCTTTAGTAGGTGCATCCCACAAGAATAGTTGATATTCCTCTGCTGGTGTATCTGCTACACCATCTTTACCCGCTTCATACATAGCACCAGTCATTGCATTAGCAATTGGTTTCTGTAATTGAGAGAAGTCATAAGTGTTATATTCTTTACCGTCTTTACCTTTTTCAATACCAATTGATAATAAGTAAATGCTACCAAGTTTCTGTACAAAGTGTGTTGCATCCTTAGCATAGTTCAATGCATTGAAGATTTTAACAGCGTTAGATTTTTCGTTTTGGTGTAAAACAACGTCAAAACGTGTACGAATCTTTTCAAGCTTACCGTCTTGTACGTATGGTTCTTTTGTACCATCAGGGAGAGTACCAATACCTGCAAGGATGTGGAATCCTAAAGAAGCAGTCTTAGCTGGTTTCTTAGGTTGACCTTTGAATGGTTTCTGTTTCTGAATACCATGATCAATATATTGTGTGAACTGTACAATCGCTGTACCTTCACCTAACAGACGTTTCTCAAAACCACCTGCTGTAGTTTCAGTCATGTCTAATTGTACTTTACCTGCTTCGATTGCTGCTGCTGCTTGTGCTAATAATGCGTTCATACTGATACTCCTAAAATTTCATAAAGATCGTCAAGTGTAATTGTGATGTAGTTCACTGGTCTAGCCACTGGAACTGATTCATATCGTCTATATTTACTGCGTTGTGGTAGCGGTATTCTTACCGAACCTGTTTGGCGTGCTAATGTTAAACAGTGCTTTAAACGATCACCGCTAAGACTGTTTAGATAGAACGTCTTCAAAGCATATTCTATGTCTTCATTAAGTAACATCTACCTTATCCATCATGTTAATTCCGTACTCGGCTGCTGCTGGGAACGGTGTTGTATCATATCGCCACTCTTTCAATGCTGGGATAATCTCAGTCATATACTTAGGTGTCGATTCCATAATTTCCTGTACGAGTTTACCGTACTCATTCGCTAAAGATTCGGTTGCACAATCGAGATATATAGCATCATGCACAGTATTGATAGGTAACACCAAACCGCCAGCGAAGTTCCTAGCAATAAGTTCTCTAATAACCCGACCACATGCCGCTTGAACAATAAGGGATGCTTCTCCTTGAATAGGGTAGTTAGCGATTTGTGTGTCTTTATAATCATATTTCTCACCTACGCCCTTAACGTACTTGGGAAATTGACGGAAGCTATAGCAGGTTCCACTGTTAGCTTTAAAGAATCCACGTCGGAAGTGTTTCCATACACCATTAACGAGTTCTGATTCCATCGGGACTGTGAGTCCGTTTTGTTCGACTTGCGGACGTACAACTCGTTCAGCGTATGTGGAAGACTCTGGAAATAATTTACGCTCTGTCTCTTTAAATTGCTCAGCCTCTTCAAGTGAACATCCTGTTGAGAAGCTAATGCCCATAGCGGAAGCCCCGTATTGGTTAGCGAATGCACGCGGCTTAATATCGGTACGTAGTTGTTTATATTTCTTGTGTTCAGGATGAGACTTATCATGACACTTCTCAAACACAGTTTCATAATCTTCTCCTAAAGCACCTGCTAAACGATAGCAGTGCATGTCTGTACCATCAATCAACTGTTGAAGTAAGTTCTTATCTCCTGAGATACTAGCTAATGTTACGACCTCAAGTGCTGAGTAATCGACCTCAACAATACGTCCTTCTTTACCGAAACGCGATTCGAACATCTGTTTAACTTTAGATGTACCGTCTCGTGGAATGTTCTGCATATTCGGTCGAGAACCTGATAAGCGACCTGTAACGGTTGCACAGTTGTTTAGTTGGTGATGGATGATTCCGTTGGGTTCAACATATTGAAGCATACCCGACTGCTTACCCTTATCATCTTCAACAAGATAATATGTCGTGGTATCTTTGATTAACTTCTTCATGTCACGTAATGGTTGTGCTGCTTCTGTAAACTTAGCTACTAAGTCTAAAGCATCATCACCTGTTGAATATACAGGAGTACCACAAGCTGTATGTACACGCTTACCTTTGAACTCTGCACGATCACCTGTGAACTGTTCGGATACATGCTTAGGTAATTCATTGAAGTTTACCAAGCCTTCAAAGCGGTATGTCCCTTTACCCCACTTAAGCTTCTCCACACCAGAATCAATCTTAAATGTTTTAGGTAATCCCTTATTACGACCAGCTTTATACTTAGTAATAACCCCACCACGTTCGATCTCACAGTCTTCAATCTTGTTGATTGTGTCAGGCTCTAAGTATTCTACTGTACCATCATCCCGTATGAATTGGTAAACCTCAACCTGTTCAAACTTAGGAGGATCGTAAGGAACTTTCTTATCGTAGGTAATCGTACCACCAAATAAGAATGCACTCATATGATAACCAGAAGTGAATGAGAACTCTAACTCAGCAGGTAAATCTTTAGGTAGATAACTACGAACATCCTCTTGTAACTCTGCAATACGTTTGTACTGCTCATCCATGTTCTTCTTAGCCACATCCATGTTTACGTACAAGCCGTTATACGTTGCGATAGCATTAAACAATAAACTATCCATACGCATCTTAGCCATCTCGTACATACCAACTTCCTGCATGTACGCTACCTGAGCAAAACATACTCGACGTGTATTCGCTACGTCACCGCTATGCTCATCAGCTAAGTATTCCATTAACAATGCTTGATCTATTTCAGAAGTCTTATAGCCTTGTTCCCAAAGCAACTTAACCGCATCAATCTTTTTAGTACCACCGTACTTAACAGCACAATCTTCAAGCTTAGGATACATTTCAGTTTGATGTGTAATTAAGAACTCTGCATATTGAGTACAGAATACACGACCACCGTTATTTAAGAACTTCTTAATAAGTTCAAACTTAGTTGCAAGTAACCAATGTAGCTCAAAAGATAAATTGTGTGCTACTAATACCTTAGAGTTTAATAAGTCTTCGTCAAATGCTGTAGATGCTGCCCATTGATTAGGTTCTGTATAATATTCGGATTTAACTGGACCATTATCACACGCCCAACCAGCAGCTACTACATAGTTCTCAGGGCAATGTGGACTAGCCAGCGATCCACAGTACTCGTAGTTCTCCACCTCAAAATCCAGAATAATCCAATTATGTTTCATGCATATCTACCTTTGTGTTTTACAACGTTGTATATAACTTTCTCATCTACGTTATATTCCTTAGCTAATGCAGCATAGCCATTAGGGTTATATTTCCCTGCTTTACCTTTAATGTACCTACTACGTATAGTGGATATATCCTCAGTAGTAAGCTTATGTTTCGAAGGTACAACCTTAGTAGATCGACCACGTTTAGCACGATCTTTATTGTTATCCGCAAGTGTGCCGATCTCTAAATGCTCAGGATTAACACATCTAGGGTTATCACACTTATGCCTCACAACTAAACCTTCAATATCTTGCATATGTATATTATTAGACTGACAGTATACAATGCGATGTAGTCTACTAATTCTAGGTTTCTTATATGGATTAAGTACCATAACATAACCTTCGGGACTTAGTGATTTAGTTTTACCATGATCTATACAGTCGGTTAGCATAGTACCTCCATATTATTACCTTTTAAGTATATTTATAAGAAGAAGTATAAATAAGAATACTATAATATTACTTATGTATATTATTATAGTTATATTTATAATATTTAATATCATATTTATATCTCCTTCTATTAGTGTAACTTCAAAATAACTAACTACTAAATCAGTTACTTACAGTACCCAATTAACGACTAATTAGGAACACTACTACAGATATAAACAGTAGTGTTTGTTGCCACCCTTCAAGAGCATTCCACCATTCAAGCATCAGGTTCCTCCTTATCTTCACGTACCCGAACCACTTTAGGTAATCGTAACGCCTTACCTGTACTGGATTCTTGAAGTGCTTTAACTTCCCAAATCTTACCTATAGGGTTAGAGGTTACTGATTGGGTTTGACTTGTGTTCTCATACTGATCCGTGAGTTCTTTACGTTTCTCATCAGTCCATCCTTTACCCAAGTCAGCGGAGAACACATTGCCCTTATAAGAGAATTTAAGCTTAGCAATTTGACCTGCACGTTTACCTTTACCATATTCAACTCCTACACAAAGTAGATCAAGATGCAGACCACGAACAATCTTCATTGCCCGATAACCTTTATGACCTGCTACCCAATCAAGGTCCTGCTTAAATACAGCACCTTCGTGACCTAATTTAATTTGCTCATCAGCGTATTGCTCAGCATCTTCTTTAGAACTAATGATTGTATTATCTATAAGGTATAGACTACATTGAGCAATTTCTAAGATGCGTGATAACTCCGCATAGCGGTCAGTATAATAACGCACAGAACCGCCAGCTAAGAACTCATCAAAGTGCAAGTAATCGTGTAACATCACGTAGGATTGATCCATTGCCTCTATATCGGCTGTTCCCCACTCTGCCTTACGGTTAGTACTTACTAGACCAGAAAGTTCCTCTAACGTGATTGTAGGTGCAACCAGCTCACCTATGTAAACACCATCAGTTAAACCATAGATGCTCATAAAGTAGTCGGTCTCATAAAGCTCTCGGTAGTATTCCTTACCTGTACGGCTGTAAGCTTTAGGAAGACCATTATGAATAACGATAAGAATATAAACACCATCGTATTTAATCTGACCAATTAAAGGGTATTCAATCTTACTCTCGGGTACTTCATCAAAGTGTTTGACAAGCTGTACAGGGTTCTTAGTCTTAGCTAAGTATTTCTCAATTGAATCAAATGTATTCATAATCATTTCCAAGTGTTTAGGTCAGGGTTAAAGAATGTCTCAGCTTTGAGGTATGATTTCTTACCTGCACGTTTAAGTTTATTCTTCGGTGTACTGATACCACGTTGGTACTCAATATCCTCTGTAGGCTGCATCCAAGCACCTCCGAAGATGGCTAAGTCAAGTGTAGTCTGTACACCTGTTTTGCTATTCTGTAATGCAGATAGTGGTGGGAACAACATATCCATACCCTCAGCACTCACCTGAATACTTCCGATATGAATCATCTTATGAATCGCTGCGAACTGTCGCATCGTATCCCATACTGTTTCTAACTGCTGTACATCATTAGCAGCTTGAGCGCCTACACATCGAATACGTCCAGTCATGTCTGTGATTACACAGAATGGTTTATGTTTACTGATTAACTTATTAACATCAGCAGTTGTTGCACCATGAATATTCACTAATCGAATAGCATCAATACGTCCAACTACTTTCTTATAAGCTTCACGTAAACCATCACCACCTAACTCTTTACGCATTTCGAACAGCTTACTGCTATCAACACCAAGCACAGTGCTATATACACGAGGCATAATATCCTCTGCTGTACCTTCATTAATCAAGTACAAGATAGGCTGGAACTCTACCTCACCAGCTTCTACCAAATCCTTATGCTGTACTGCAAATGATTTAGCAATCGCACAGAACAGGGATGTTTTACCTGCGTTGGTAGGCATAGCTAGTGCAATATTTTTACCCGCAGTTACACCTTTAAGATCATCACAGATAACGTCTGGTAAACAATCGAACTTATAACCACTATCATCAGCAGATAAGTCGATTAATTCTGCAATATCTGTATCACACCATAGCGCTTCTACTTGCGTTGTAACGCGTTGTTTGTGTGTTTGGGTAGCTACCTCAAGCTCACTTGCTAAATCGAACTCCTCACCGCTCTGGAAGCGCTTAAGGATCATACCGACTTCACCTTCGAACCTTAGTACTTCAAGTTGATCACAAGTATTCTTGATAATATCATCACTCACAGGCTTACGTAATAAAGTAGTTAGCGCAGCCATAGCAGTGATTTGCTCTTTCGTCATGTTACCTTTAAGTTTCACCAGCGTATCAAATGCAGACCAATCTACATATTGATGCTCAGGATACTCCTTAAAGTAAACACCAAACCAATCCAGTAATCGGACTGTGTTAGCGTCTAACATATCTTTAGGTACAGACGTATAAAGAAGATCGAAACGCTTCTTATCACTTAATGCATGTAACACATTCCGATCAATTGGTTCACGGTCAGACATAAAATTTCCTAATTATTTCAATACTTTGTATACTTGGTTTACACTAATTGTTTGTGCCCGATTTGGGAACTCGTCATCACGGTTAGCTTCATACACATTACAATTTGTCCATATACATACAGGTTCGTTAGGTTTAATAACACTAGTTGGTTTAGAACTGTAATGTGGTTCATACTCTAACCCTTTAGAATGTAACACAGAAACTAACTGATTACATTCAGCAGGCGTCTTAGGTACAACACGTAAGATAGCCATTACTTAAATACCTCCGAATAATTGTTTGATTTCATTAGGTTTTAAATCCTTTGGATCATATCCATCAGGGATATTTACCCGTAAATAAGGTACGCCAAAAAGACTAAGACGATTACTAATAAGCCTTTCAGCAGTTTGTCCTGCAAGATCGCCATCCAATGCAAGAACTGGCTTACGTGATAACAAGAAGTTAAGCTTTTCATCTTCAAAATTAGTTCCTAGTAAACACATTGCACTGCAACCTGAGTAATGTTTTATCTTCATACTTGAAAACAAATCCTCAGTAACAGCCACAGGCTCTCGTGTATCGAATTGATTTTTGCCTTGCAAGTACACAAAGCTCTTAGGATTTTCTTTATAGTATTTGTACCACTTCATAGGAGATACACCAGTACAATCTCTGCCGATGTCAACACCTTCGAAACTAAATACTAGCCGATCATCCTCTAAATTATACATAGGTCTATATGGCTGTAGAATCGTCGTAGAGACACCTTTGCTTTGGAGTAGTACAACCATACGGCTGTACTTACTTTCGTGCTTCTCCGCTAATTCTGTAAGCGTACATAGCTGCTTATAGTTCAAGAAGTGCTTAATGACAGGTGCTTGAACTAATGTCTCCCTAGCTAAGTGTGTCTTCCAGACCTTACCACCTTCATGACAACGATGACACCAACATGACCAACTGTCTAAGTTGTTGTAAACATCCATCGCCTTAGTCTGCTCTGCTCCATGCCATACCCTACGTTTCTGACCTAATGGTACAGCCCTCGCTTGGTCCAACCATTCACTGCTATGAAGCATCTCCTTTCACCTTACGTAACTGACTAGGGTATATGAAGCGTTCACAAGTTTCGTTGCTACCATCAAATTTTACGTACAGGTGTGGCTCTGCATCATCAGCGGCTTCTGTACGCATGATAACACCTGTATCACCTAGACTAAAGTGATCTGCATCAAAACCAATTACGTGTTTAACCTGAACACGTTGACCTACAACACAATTCTTACGCTTCATCTTTAACTTCCTCCAAGTTTAAATGTGAACCCCAATCGTGGTCCAGTGTATTATTTTCAAAATACACGCATGTAGATAAATTACCACACGCATTATAGTGTGCAGGTTCTTTAACACTCACCACACCTATGCGCCCATGCGATTCTTCTTCAAAGAAATTACCGTTAGGGTTATTCGCAACTCGAACACGCATACCTACTTTAACTTTACCAAATTTCATCCGACTACCCTCACTAAAGGTTTAATAAGTTTAATATTACAGTACCATATACGTCCATTATCGAACTGTATCTGCACCATATCACCCATGCGACAAGAACATACAGTACCTTTAGTACCTTTCGGTATAAAAATCGGAGCTATACGGTAAACCCGATCACCTACAGTATAATTATGCCCATGCATTTCGTTTAGCCTCACGCTTAGAGCGACGATCTAACTTACGCTCTTTGACAATGTTCTTACGTTCACGTTGCTCACGCTTACGCTGTTCATAGTTAGTTAGTTCTTGAAGCTCATCAACATAAGCTTGTGTAATACTATAACCTTTAATTGACATGTTCTACCTATTAACGAAAGTGATTGATGATAGCCTTAAGGGTAATTAAGAACTTCTTAAACAGTGAAGTCTTTACACTAAATGGGTTATATTCGACCATCGGCTTAAGTTCAATAACCTTAGCATTCGGTGAATAGTCTGTTAATTCAGCACTATCAAAGATATTTAGTTTACCTACATGTCGATAGATGTTTCGAGTTTTGATTGTGAGTGGAGTCCCTACCTGAGCGCTCTCAAAACCACCATTGGTAACACACACCGTAGCAACGTTACCTTTAACTCGAATACCTTTAGGGTTATCAGGGTCATACTGAGGTTTATAATTTTCCTTTGGCATCAAGTAACGTAACTCAATATCACAGTCTACTAACACTTTCTTAGTGGCTTCAAAGTGTTCTGGCGAATAGTTAGCAACACAGAAATCAGGATATTTGTTTTCAGTAGTCATGCTATTTAACTCCTTTTACTTCTACAGCGAAATGTTTAGGTGTACCGTGTTTACTAACATACTCATTGAGTTCTTTGTTAAGTAACTCAGGTTTAAATACGGCTAGGTATGCAGCTTGATATAACGCAGCGAATGGGATGAATAGGTCCTCACCTTGTTCACGTAACAGCATTACACCATTAAGATGTTGTTGGGCTAAGCGTAACAATAACGCACTTGGTTTAATACCTAAGCGAATTAAGAAGCTGTTTGTTGTAGGTTCAAAGCACCAACCACGTACAGTACTCTTACCTACACGAACGTGGTCCGTAGGTTGTTGGTTGTAAGTGAATCCACCAGCTTTAGCAGCTACGTTATGTAATCCCCCTAACACAGCGTCACCTAGCAATATAGCACGGAGTACCTGCTCTACTTTATGGTTATAGATAGGATTACCGATCCACTCTACATTATCAAATTTACCAACAGGATAAGCGTTACGTTTAGTCATTGTTTAACTCCTTTAGAGTTGTTGAGAATATTAGAATACTTACTAACAGCATCCGTATAGAATGCTGCTATAAATATACTAGATTGAGTTAGTTACACCGTTTAGGTAGTTAGCTAATCGAGTAGCTGGTCCTTTTGTGCGATAGAACGCTACCACACGTCCGTCAGGATGTCTGATTTCCCAACCACGTAGGTGACTACCCACTACTTTTAAGTTCGGATTCTGGTAGCTCCCATGCTGATATAGAATACGTCCAGTCTGCACATCAACAACCTTACCGATTGCATTATGCAACACTGATGCCGTATTGTGCATTTGGAAATCATGCGCTGACACAGCACCTTGCGGATAATAAACGCAACCGATACAACCACTTTCTTCCAACCAATCAGTACCATCATCATCCATATAGAACAATCGAATCGGTGTAGTCTTATCTTTGTACTGCTCAATAACTTGTTGAAGTCTTACGTCCATAACGTCACCTTAATTTACTTTCGGATAACCAGCTAAGCACGGGTACCGCTAGAATAAAATAGAATAGAATAATACATTTCCACTTATTAGCTATAGGTAGCGCCCATGTTGAGAAACATAGCGCTGCACCTACAAAGTAGTGGATCACAAACAACCACTCAAGTATGCCCATGTTCTTCTTTACTCGGAGTAGCTAACCACTCGTATGCAGATAACACCACATACGTTAAGCAGAATAAACCAGTTGTAAGTACGCCTTTCATAGCCCACACTGCCCCATATAACCTAACATATAAGCTTTAGCAATACGAGTACGCCCTTGTTTCAATGCACGATAACCTGCACATTCATCTAGTCTTCGTGTTGTTTCAGCACGTTGATCTTCGCAGAAAGTACCCTTTTCTTTAAAGTACTCTACTTGCCCTACAGTATCATGGTACATTATAAAGAATACTTGCATAGCTAACACAATATCATTATTAGCTAAAGCGAACTCGTAGCATCGTTTAGCCATTAGGCAGTTAAGATAACGTTCGTCTTCGTACTTAGTTGTACCACGACCAAGCTCATAAGCAAAGGCGTGGTCATGATCATGTACAGCACGGTACAGTAAGTTTACTTGTGGGCTTAGATATAACTTATCTGCATCGTTAGCACCGCTATACACAAGGAAAGGCGAACCAAAGTTCTTAGCACATAACCACATAGCATGCACTTGTTTACCCGTACTAGGGACTTCTTCCGAATTAGCTGAATAGTGTATAGGGTACTGCCCTTGTTGTAATAACAAGGTTTCTTCAAGACACTGAGCAATTACAGTCATAATAGGTTCGATACCATAGATTATATGTGACATATTAACAATCCTTACAGATAAAATAAGAGAGGATACATCCAGCAGCTATGCATAGGAAGAATACAAGTACTTGTTCGATTACTGGCATCTCACTTCCCCTTATAACGTGCTGCAATCTCAGCTAATATAACAACGAGTACAGCTAAACATACACCGTACCAGAAGTGATAAGGTAATCCTAAGAACATGTGTCACCTTCCTTAAGCAATGCAGCTTCAAGTTTAGCTTGTAAGTAGGGTACACAACGTTCAGCTAACGCTTTACGTTCAGGGTTAGCCCATAGGTTAGGGTTACTAAAGAACTCACTGTGACCGCCAACAGGGTATATATAATTACCTTCTGGATTCTTTAATATACGCCACATATCGACAACAAACCAAGAAGGGTAAACCAAAAAGAATACATAACATAGACCACGCTTTGCATTTACCATCTTTTTAGTGATAGGTAAATACACAGGTACACCGTCTTGTGCTACAACATAGTCCCAATTCACTAACGCTTCTTTAAGTTGTGCAATAGTGTCTTGCAATTGTTTAACAGTAGGTTCCATGTCACACCTCAATCGTTATTACAGTACCTTCTGGAACGGGCAACCAATTATCCTCAACACGTTCTGCGCGTTCCTCGGAGTATGTTTGTGTGAACCCTATCTGTGGACCTAGATCAACCTCACCACGTTGTCCGTACCGTGCACGAGGTCCTCCATTAACTAGTACCGTATAACCTAACCCGTTAGGATGAAATAGCGCCACATCCTTAGTAAATTTGTGTTGACGTATTTCACCACCAGCACGCAACTTGTTAGGTAGAGTTACTTTAGACTTCATATTAAGCCTCTACTTCCAGTTGGTTTAACAATGTACGCAACTCTTTAGCTGCATCCGCTTTACCTTCAATATCCACGCCTTTGTTAATCGCTTTATTGTACTTGCTAATAAGAGCAGCTACTTGAGCATGAACATCGAAAGTCGTCAACAGGTCTGGTTCAGGTTTAAAATCTACCCAATGGTTAGCAATAGCACCAGCTTCATCATAAGTTTTAGACTTATCCTTAGCGAACAATCGACCTTGTTCAATAGCACTCTTGTCTGCTTTGTTTTCACGGTCTAGCATACGTACATTGCCATACGCTAAAGCCCATTCACAGAACGCTGCTTTACGAGAACCTTTAGGCATAGCCTGAACTAGCTTATCCAACAAAGTACTATCGCCATGTGCGTCACAGTGTTTAAGACAGCTAACACCAGCAACATGGATGTCGTTGTCTAATTGCTTACCACGTTTAGAGATAGATGCGATTGCTTTGTTAATATCTTCAACAGTGATTAATAGTTTCATAGTTTCACCTTATGTGTGTTGTTAAATAACCTTATTAACATGGTCGGCTATACCAACCATGCTGTAAGGTTACTCTAAGATTAAATCAGCAACAGCTACCCATAACTCTTTATCATCACGGTCTGGATGGGATGCTGTGTCGAAACGTACATACACATCACCTGCATAATCAACTTCTGCAATGATTGTACCAGCAGCACCTAATTCAAAGCCAGCTTCGCTCCAAGTAGCGTAGTTAAACATCTTAGGATTACCTTGTAAGTTATTAAGCTTTACACGAGCACCTACTACAAAGCCGACAACATTAGGCAACACATCAATGAGCTGATCTACAGATTCATACAGTTCAAAGCCACCACATGTTAGTAAACAAAGGTTGTTAGCGTTGGTACTGTATTCATTAATACGGTCGGATACAATAAAGTGATTACCACCTGTCAGATCTTCACCATTAGTATTATCAAACTTATAACCTTTACCTTGTAAGCGGTCATGTTGTTCAGTGGTTAATTCAGCATTCTTTACTACATAATTAGTCATAGTTGTACTCCTTAGTACGTGGTTAGAAAGATTTATAAGCGTTGTATCGATTGCAAGTACAGCCAATACAACTATATAAATCCTTACGGAGTTATTAAAGACTTAACGCCTTAAAGCCTAGTTCGATAAGAGCTTACTACCTAAGTAATAAGTTTATCCTTAAAGGACTTAGTACATCTATCGAATATCGGCTCGATAACGGGATTCACCGCTCAGGTAATTTGTTCTGGCTTACCTTACACCGCCTATGTAGCACATTACATCATTAACGGCTTGCTACTGCCTTACGATTCACCTTCAACATCTACCTATAAAAGCTTCTGTCTCTAGCCTAGCTCATTTGCTATGGTTGTCATCTTAATCATTAAAGATTCTTATGTCAACACTTAATTTCATATTTATTCAATTTAATTCTTATCAGTGTATCAGCCTTATGACTGATAAACACTTACTATATCTAAAGGGCTTTCTGTATTAGGTAGTAATCTACCATCAGGCATCCATACGTTGAATGTTCTAGGTACGTATTTACCTCTGAACATTTTCCATATAGAACCTTTAACAGTAAAGCTGCTACCTTCCTTAACGTCATGCACCGTTACGCGTGTACCGTTACGTGTTAAGTATTCACCTTTAACTATATTCATAGTGTACTCTTGAGTCGATTGATACACTGATAAGAACTAATGAATAAATACTTTAAAGAGTAACTCAAGGACTCGTCATCGCTTGGTATGAGTGCATAGTAATACGTTAGAATTTATACGTCAAGCACTTTCTATAAATAATTTATTCATGTGATCATAAATTAATCAATACTATTACGCCTATACTCTTATAAGCTTATTTTCAGGGGTAGATTAAGCTATTGATATATATAGATAATATTTGAAGTTACACTACTAGAATAGAATAGAATAAGAACTACGATAAAACATCTAATAAATATTAATATAAGAATATACTTATAGAACTATCTATCTATCTATAAGTACTGATAAGAATATATAGATAAGAACTATATAAGAAAGTAATAAGAGTATAGATATAAGAATAGTGATAAGAGCTATGATAAGCACTGTATAGAGTATTACTTATAGAGTGTATGGATAGAGCGAAAGAGATGGAATGCGTAGAGGAACATAGAGGCAAGCTACCGAACCAATACAGACGTTCAGAGAAAGAACCTAGAACCTTCCTAAGATAGCTGATAAGTGTAGTTGATAAGTGATCTCCCTAGCACTGTACACTCGAAGAGTGATGTTCTATAGAACGTTCTAATAAATAATATAAGAAAAGTGTTGACGAGTGATAAGAGAGTTGATAAGATGCACTCATACCGATTGATAAGGATGAATGATATGACACTCCTAGCAAGATTAGAAGCTCAGTTAAAGATATGTACTGATAAGAAGGATAAAGAAGGTATAGAGTTATATACTAAAGCTATCCAGAATGTTAAAAGAAAAGGACTCTCTTAGGAGAGTTCTCAAGAATTTCCTCAAGAAAGATGGTATACGGGGTAAACGGGACGGGTTAGGTGGGAGAGACCCTTTCACAAATATATGTCAAATTTTGGATTCAACTATAACTTGCAAGAGAACCGTTCCCACATAGGTCACCAACAGTCCTTAGTAAATTACTTTAGAATGTTAAGTACAGCGTCTACTATTTCTAGCGCTTTAGAAGCTCCTGACAGCCCTTTATTAACCTTGTCCTTACCTTTATACTCCTGAACCGAATTAACAGCCTTAGCGCTCTCTACGATGGTTCCTAGAGTGTTTACTACATTCACTGCATCACTGTGCTTGATCTTCTTTAGTGCTGATAGATTTACTTTCATTTAATTTCTCCTTTACGAATAGTACTAACTGCTTAGCAGCATTGATGACTAGCCAATTACGCGCTAGTCTTTCTTTAATTTCTTGTTCTGTCATTTACGACGACCTCCAAACTTCCTAGTAGTTCCTGAACCTCTACGAATACCAGTGTTAGCGAACTTACCATGTGTATAACCCATAGGATTACGTCGCCACTCTGCAATCTCTTCCTCACGACGTTTAACTGCACTAGCTTCATCATCTTTAGCTAAGAACGGTGATAGACGCTCTACTAACCGTTGTACACAGTCAGCACGGTCATCATGTACCAAACTACCTCTATCGTAAGTAATGTTACCTAACTGGTAGAAACAGCTATATTGATTACGCTTTTCCATAGGATGTTGTAAGCAGTATTCCCAATCTTCTTGAATAGCTGAACTTGTCACTACTAATTTATGACGACGAGTAACAGGGGAGATAGTATCAATGATACGACGCTCTTTCTGAGTAGTAACGAAATAATCGTTCACAGCAACGCCTGAGAGCGCGCTATTAAGCTCTGAATGAGTAACCCCGTAGGATTGTAGCAGTTCAAGGAAATCATCGTCCTGTGAGCCTTTAGAAGCCTTTAAACGCAACTTCTCAATTTGAGCTACAACTAACTGAGTAACAGTACCATGACCCATGTTACGTTCAATATCTAAATCTTTAATACCTGACGTAACCATCTTCATGATAACCTTATTCAAGTTCTCTTCTTTTGTACCACCCTTAAAACCGCCTACAGATAGTAAGTAAATATAAGAGTTAGTAGCTGCACCTGTAGCGAATGCAATCTCATCCCCACCTGAACCAGCAGGGTCAATAATCATAACCTTGTGTTCAAACGGTACAGACTTATCAGAACCAATACCCCAATACATACGAAAAGCTGTCATTGCTGGTGTTAATTCTTTATATGCTGTAGTTGGATCACACTTGTACTGAACCACCTCTGGTGCGGAATCTGTACCTGTACCGACTACAGGAATATCTGATAGTTTAATCTTGGTACGCATCTCATCAGATAATGTCGTATCTAACATGTACTGTAATGCAAAACCTTCTGGACCATAATCCAATTCTTTAGATTGTAGAGTCTCTTCTCCGATGTGGTCAGGGTCAGTAGGTTGCCCTCTGTTACCTTCAATACCACCACCTGTTTGTAATTCTGGATTTTCTAATAAACGCTTCATGATCATAGGTGCAATCTCTGTACCTGAACCATAACGTTCTAACTCTTCATTTGTAGGGTAACGACCTGTCCAAACTCGAACACTAAAACCACGACGAGGTAGTTCACGATAAATTGAGTCCTTAGTCTGAGGCGTACCTAAATACATAATGTCACCATGAATACAGATAGCTGAGAACTCACGAGTCTGTAATGCTAACTTCTCACGCTCTGTTTGAGTCATAGAGTTACGCATAACCTCAATATCGTCTGCTAACAGAAAGTCAGCACGTTTACCTGCTAATTGTGCAGAAATACCTACAGAAGATACAGAAGCAGATTTATCAATACCTTTTAAATCACAGTGAATATCGTAGTTCTTAGCACTATCCCTATCACCTCTGGTCGTATCTGGACGCATCCAACATAAGATGTCCCATTGGTTAATGATACGTGTAATGATCAGTGCGATAGAGTCAGCCTGATCACCACCAGCAGATACAATCAAACAACGGTCTTTAGGACGCTGTATAAGTCGCCAGATGCAATATAAAGCAGCTAAGGTACTCTTAGCCTGCCCACGCTGTGCCTGCACCATACGGTACTTATAACCATGCTGCATGTAGTCTGCAATGTCCTCCTGAATCTCCGACATCTTAAAACCAAGATAAGCCATACCTAACTCAGCAAAGTCTCGGAAACTCAGGAATAACCCTGCAAACATTAATGCGAACATTTCACGATCTTCTTTAGGGATTAACTCTGGTCTATCATTGTATTGAGCAACATGTGCCCGTAATCTTTTAAAGCGTTCTCGGAACGTCGCATCAATCATAACAACTCCTTATTGTATAGGTCCTAACAGATCATCGAATTGACCCGATTCAACTTGTGTTACTAAAACATCTACCTTCGCACGTTGTGCTTCCGATAGGTCTTTTAATTCTTCTTTTAATTTCTCCATACCATCTGCATCAGGTGTGGCTGTGATACTTTCATTCTTTAGGAACGTAACGATAACGTTCTTATCAGCAGATGCTAAAGGGTAGTCACCTTCGATAGCATCTTGGATGTCTTTAATGAACATATCCACCAATAACTCATGCAGCAAGCATAGACGGCTAACACTAGCACCTGTTTTCTTACCTGCCATAAATCCTCCTAATTAAACCATCCACAATCTGCACCTTGTAGGAGTAAACATATTAAAATTATAATAGGTATAATACGCCCACCAAGATGCTCAGGGTCAGACCACTTCATGTACCCTCCTATAAGCTCCGTAGAGCCCGTTCAAAGATAATAGCGTACTTCGCTATAAGCTCAGCCTTATCTTTCCCATTAATGATATTACGAGCAGCTATATACTGCTGTTTGTTGTATTTACTAACTGGACGTTTACGTCGGAACCCAAGACCTGTGAACCAACCATTCAACATACCTTTGATAGCAATCTGAATAGCAATTAAAGGTTCTAGCGCTTTCTCAGGATTCTTAATCAGATCAATTCCAATAAGTTTACCGATACGTCCATAGTTCTCCTCCCAAGTTAGTTGTACGTAACCGTAACCAATGTAAGGGTAGTACTTCTTAGATCGAAGGTAGCTATCAGAACCAGCTTCTTTAATAGGTTGCATAGTTCGATAACCACTTGGTAAACCAGTCTCATGATAAATGGTAGCTAGTAAATAAGCTGCCTCTGGATAAGTTAAACCATACTCCGTAGCTTTCTCCACAATAAAGTTTATTGCATCTACTTGAGTTTGATCTAACTTACCTCCAAATAGTTCACTACGGATAATACTAAACCCGTCTTTAGTCAGAATCATTTGAAACCTTTCCTTCTAAGTATTGCATAGTTCGTACTGTACCGTACCAACCAATAAAGCCAGCTACTACGTGAGCAGCGCCAGCAGTTAATGTTTCAGGTACAATGATACCTGTTAATGTTCCTAAGAAGCTCATACCTACTAATGCGATAGCTGTAAAGATACCGCAAAGTAGTGCTTCTATAAATGAGAATTTATTATCCTCTTTCTTAGTTCGTAGCAGTGCCACTACAAAAGATGTAGCAGCAGCACCTACGATCAATTTATCTAAGCCTGACCATACATAGATCAGAACTGCATAGAACTGATCTATCATGTTCATTAGTCTCCGTTGTTAATAAGTATAGTTGGAAGCTATGCACCTTAACGCATAGCTTTCATTTTTTTTTTGAACCTAGCTACTATAATTTTTCTTATAGTAGCAAACCCTTTCGAGGGTTTAGTTAAATATTGTAGTACGGAATCTTGCGAGGAGTACCATTAATGCTGACAACAATGTATCCAAGAGGGTTTGTAGGAAGTGCTGCTGCGCTACCTGCTGCACCAATAGTGGTTGCAGTTGATCCACCTAATAATGGGTTTGTGCCATCAGAGCCAACGTAGGCTGTTCCAGCACTGATTTTTACATACCTGTAACACACACCCATCTCCGAACCCACGAGACGCGAAGAAAAGNCGTATGAAADDCRRAAANGCCGRSTTGAGCAAGRARARARGCAGCAAGTCCTACAAAC